ACTGATAAAATATCGTATGCATTTTCAAAGGTTTCCTGTATAACTTGTAAAGCAGTCTTTTTAATAACTTGAATTGCTCTTGAGGTATCAATAACACCAGTTGGAAATTTTAAAGAACCAGATTCAACAAATGCAATAGTAAACCGACAAATATCAAGTTCATTAAAATTCTCTCTCCATGAAAAATCAATAACTGATACATCCATTGATCCAAGGTAAGGATGAATTAATTTACCGCTTCCCTTTCGTTCTAATACAGTTATTAAACTATCCCGCTGAATATCATAATTTTCACCGATTACATAAGCTTCTATTGAAAATCTACGACCCTTACGACCCAAATCTTGAACAAATGGTGTATCCCTTTCAGGCAACTCGTGGACAACATTCCTACGACCACCTTGACCTTCTACATTGGGGATGTAAAACTTTATATTACGAAATTCAGCTTGTCGATATCTATCTATCCATCCCATAAATTATCCACCCATTGCCGGAAGTAATGATCCACTTTCTGCTTCAAAATCAAATGGTCCACGACCTTCTTTCTTCAAGCGTGTCCCATCAGGAATATTTGAAAACTCAACTTTTAATTTACTTTCTTGTTTTATATTTCGTTCTTCAATACTTGACTGAAGAGCAAGAGCTCCTCCTGCCGGAGCTTCACCACCAACTCCAACGAAACCAATTTTACTTTTTAACTCTGGAGATAAAACCTTATTAGCCAGCCACTCTATCCCTCGTAAACCTTTATCCATGATCCACTTTAAAGGTTCAATTAATTTGTCAAGAATCCATAAAACAGGTTTGAGAAGAAACATAATCACTTTACCGAATACTTTAAACAATCCTACTATGCCCATAAGAGCAAGTTTAAAAAATGGTAATAATCTTTTCCAATTTTCGATTATAAATTCTACGACTGCAACAAGTGGAAAGCAACTTGCGAATACTACCCTAAAAGCTTCCGCCCACGACAATCCAGCTCTCTTTAATAGCATTATCATCGCAATCAATCCAAGTATCGCAGCTATTACCCAACCGATAGGATTAGAAACGAGTGCAATAATACCACCAGCACTCGCAATCGCTCCACCAATTGCAGAAAAAGCAGACATTAAATTTCCTATAATGAAAAGTAAAGGTCCGACTACTGCCATTATTCCTGCGAATATTACGCCCATTTTAAGAATTTGTGGATTAACTTTAGAAATTCTTCTAAAGAAAGCAGCGAATTTCGTAACAAGTTTTGTTACTGTTTCCAATATTCCACTATCGGCGATTGATAATTGAAAATCTTCCCATGCGGATTTTAATGCTTTAAGTTGTCCATTAAGACCCTTCATACTTACTTCTGCAGCTCTTTGAGAAGAACCTTGATCATCTAATTTTTCTCGAAGTTTATCAAATTCTCCAACACCTTGAGAAATAAGCGCAGCCATTCCAGGACCCATTCGTCTTCCAAATATCGTAAACAGATCTGTACTTGTTGCTCCAGCTTTTGATAATTGTTCTATTACCCCTCGTAAACTGGTAACATTTCCAGATGCATCCAATATTTTATTTCTTGGTATTCCTAACTTTTCAAGAGCGCTTGCAGCTTCTGCACTTGGCTTAGATAATGAAGCAAGTATTCCACGTAATTGTACTCCAGCCATCGATCCCTGCATACCGGCATTCCCAAGTAAACCAATAGCCGTCGCAGTATCTCGAATCGGTATTTTCATACTTGCTGCAATTGGAGCAACATATCTCATCGCATCACCCAATTGCTCTAAATTCGTATTTGCATTCTGGAAAGTAGATACAAGAACATCTGTAACCATCCCAGTTTTCGTTGCATCTGTATTATATCCTGTCAATACATTAGAAACAAGATCCGCTGTTTGTGCAAGTTCCATCTGACTTGCAGCTGCAAGATTTAAAGTTGCTGGCATGGCCGAAATAATTTCATTAGTCTCGAAACCAGCCATCCCTAAGAAGCCCATCGCATCTGCTGCTTGACTCGCGGTAAACATCGTAGTCGCACCAAGATCCCGAGCTTGATTCTGCATCTGAACCAACTCAGACCCTGTTGCACTTGTAAGGTTCTGAACTCGATTCATCGACGTTTCAAAATCTGCCGCAGTCTTAAGCGTACTCGCGCCCATTGCCAGAACAGGAAGTGTCACTGCCATAGTCATTATACGACCAGCGCTCGCAACTTTCTTTCCTATTTTACCAATACTTTGAAGCGATTTACCAAGAGTAGCTGAAAACTTATCTACTCCAGCAATAACGATTCTAATTGGAGGTATCGACATTTCTATCTTCGTCCTTGTTTTAACGCTTTACTTGTATTTTCCAATTGTATTTTCCAGAATTGAATATCTTCTGCATCCATATCCATTAAATCAGACTGTGAGAATTTATAATTATAAGCGAATGCACCTAACCATTCCCGCCAGTCTAACGGGAAACTGGCAAAAAAGAGTTTAACACTTCTGACAATTCAAAGAAATCCATTGAATCCATTTCTTCGATAAATGTTCTTGACTCTCCAGTAATCTTAGATGCAAGCTTAATCATATCATCAAATTTAATACTATTAGCTTGGATACCTTTGAAATCACCGGCTTTTAACCGGCGAATAACTGTAATGGATGAAACTTCTTCTTCATCCTTTCCCCATTTAACAGGAACAGAAAGTTTAATTTCATGAGGGATGTCGAATTGCTTCCGCTCTTCGTTTATACTTTCGGCATTTTGTTCTGACATTGGATTCCTCCAGATTAAATGTTAAATGTTAATTATTAAATGTTAATTGTTAATTGTTAATATAGAATAAATTTTAAACTATCTAATTTCTTCTGCACTTAAACCATGCAGAACAAGTTGTATATTTCCTTCCTCTGTTTGGATATCCCCATCACCTGTATATCGTGCGTTTTTCAAAACAATTATTTTACCATTTTCAAGAGATAAAGTCGCAGTCGCATTATTTATCGTTACAATTTTTTCCACGTCAAGCTCTGAAGTATCAGTAATCTCTCCCTCAATACGAGCAGCTTGTGGTGTACCTTTATAACCATGGACGCGATCCGCACCAATTACCGGCTCGTACTTTGGTTTACCGAGATTATAAGTGAAATTTCCTTTAGCCAGGTAGATTTCACCATTTAATTTCAACTCGATAATTCCTCCAACAACATCATTAGACATATCTAACCTCCAATAAAAAGTTTATCTCATTAACTTACTTCCAGAAAGACTATAGTTAAACAGGACTCTCAAGAAGAAATTGAATTACAGCTGCACCGACTCTAAATTGATTCATTAAATCAGGAGGTAACAACCATTCCAAACGATTTGGATCTGTAGTTGACCGAACACAGACAAGATCCTGTTTAAATTGAGCAACATTTTCGCATAATCCAAGAAACTCCCAACCTCTAAAAATATTTATAGCTTCAGCTTTTCCAAGTTTTGGAGTCATTACTTGCTGTCCTGGACCCACTTGCACACCATCATCCGCAAGCTTAGCACGAGGATATCTCGTAAGTATCTGTGTACGGAAATCATACCGTAAATACATCAAAGTCAACATCGTATTAACATCAAGATACGCAATATCATCCGCACCAAGAGCATTCTTTTGATACATAGTAATCGCACGCTGCATTCGGACTTTACCAGCATTATCCACATAAAATGTAGAGATCCCATCGTACAAAAGAGTATTATTCTCCGTACTTGTAAATCTTTCCATTTTCCCTGGAGGAAGAATACCTACAAGCTCAATCGTTTGAAAAGGCGCTGCCGGATCTTGTTGTCCTTCTTTAGCTATCTGTGCAGCCCATGCAGCCGCAAACTCGAACGAACATCCAGGTATCTTTTGACTATGCACACACTCCACGAATTGACTGTTTCTTCCATTACCAAAAGTTGATAATTGCGCAAGTGTTCCACGTCGAGAAGTAATGTACTGTCCGTCAATCATCCGCAATGGCCCGAATCTATCTGAAAGTTCTGCTTCAATTGCATTCAAGTTTGTCGCATCATAATACGGAGCACAGATCACTTGATACCAGTTATCTCCAAGTATATCAATAACATCTTGTATATCTGGATTATTTGCTCCTGCAGACATAGCATTTACAGTACAAGTAATACCAGTTGGTAATTCTTCACCTGAATTATAATTCATTCGTAAATCAATATCATTCCCCGGTTCGCCAGCATTCTTTGCGGTTATTGTTACGGTTCCGGCAGCATTTACTCCAGTAATAGGAAGCCCATTATGTATCGCAGCGACAAGAGCGGCCCCAATCTGATCCGCAGTCATTCCCACAGTTACCGCAATAACAAGACGCTCCCCACCAATATATGCTGTAAAAGAACCAGGAGCAGTCGCTGTTCCACCAATTACGAATGTACCAGTCGCCTTTACTCCTGCACCAGCATCATCCAACGAAACACCATAGACAATAGTTGTTCTGTTCCCTTGAAAAAA